CCTATATCAACTATATCACTTAAACCCTGCTGTTCCAATACACTTATTCTACTTGCATTCGAAGACAGATCGGTTTCTAAAACACCGACTCTACTCGCATTCGAAGACAGATCGGTTTCTAAAACACCGACTCTACTCGCATTCGAAGACAGATCAGTTTCTAAAACACCGACTCTACTTGCATTCGAAGACAGATCAGTTTCCAAAACACCGACTCTACTCGCATTTGAAGCCAAGTCGGTTTCCAAAACGCCAACTCTACTCGCATTCGAAGCCAAGTCAGTTTCCAAAACGCCAACTCTACTCGCATTTGAAGCCAAGTCAGTTTCTAAAACACCGACTCTACTCGCATTCGAAGCCAAGTCAATTTCCAAAACGCCAACTCTACTCGCATTCGAAGCCAAGTCAATTTCCAAAACACCGACTCTCGCAGCATTCGAAGACAGATCAGTTTCCAAAACGCCGACTCGACTTGCGTTCGAGGCCAAGTCAGTTTCCAAAACACTTACTCTCGTAGCATTCGAAGACAGATCAGTTTCCAAAACACCGACTCTGGTAGCATTTGAAGACAGATCAGTTTCCAAAACGCCGACTCTACTCGCATTCGAAGCCAAGTCAGTTTCTAAAACGCCGACTCTGGTAGCATTCGAAGCCAAGTCAGTTTCCAAAACACTTATTCTAGATACATTTGATATCATATCCGTTTCGAGGGTAATACCCGTGAGTGTCGTACCATCACCCATATATTTGTCCGCCGTCACGTTGCCGTACACGTGTACGTTAATCGCATTCGATGTATCTGGGATCAACTCCGAATCATTCGGTGAACTGAGTGTATGCGAAATGATAAACTCGTTGCTCGCGCCCCTGTAACCAAACGCCACATTTGAGTCACCTTGGTACACGAGGACGATGAGACCCGTGTCCAGTGAGGAACTCGTGTTGTTCGCCCCGAGTGCGAGTATTGGATCTTCCACTAATAAGTTTTGGGTGGACAAATAGGTCGTGTTTCCACGAACTTCCAAGTTTCCATAAAAGAGTGAGTCTCCAGACACAGTGAGACCACCCGTAAACGTCGCGTCGTCCCCATAGAAATCAACACCTGTGATATCATCATCGGCGAGGATTTCACCCGCAACGTGGAGCGTCTTTTGTGGTGTAGGTGTGTTTATGCCTACACTTCCAGAGGTGATGAGTGAAAGTGCATTAGACATTGTTATCGTCTGGTCGGTCGAATTGCCATATTCAGTCACGTGTTGAAGTGAAATATTCGATATAGCACCGCCATCACCTGTGATTATTCCAGTAAACACTGGATTATTGATGTTTGATTTAAGTGCAATTTCGTTTCGTAGCGTCACAGTGTTTGCGGCCATTTCACCTCTCAAAGTGGACACATTTGATTGCAAATCGGCTCGGAGTGCGACTGTGTTCGCGGCCATTTCACTTCTCATAGTATTTTGGCTACTCGTAATGTTCGACTGTAAGTCGGATCTGAGTGTCACCGTGTTCGCAGCCATCTCACCTCTCAAAGTGGACACATTTGATTGCAAATCGGCTCGGAGTGCGACTGTGTTCGCAGCCATTTCACTTCTCATGGTATTTTGGCTAATCGTAATGTTCGATTGCAAGTCAGATCTGAGTGTCACCGTGTTTGCGGCCATTTCACTTCTCAGAACATTTGCATTGGATTGAATGTCGTTCCGAAGAGTCACCGTGTTCGCAGCCATTTCACCTCTCAAAACATTTGCATTGGATTGAATGTCATTCCGAAGAGTCACCGTGTTCGCCGCCATTTCACCTCTCAAAACATTTACATTGGATTGAATGTCGTTCCTAAGAGTCACAGTATTCGCAGCCATTTCGCCTCTCAAAACATTTGCATTGGATTGAATGTCATTCCGAAGAGTCACCGTGTTTGCGGCCATTTCACCCCTTATAACCGTCAAATTCGCTTCAAGATCTGTATCTTGGATAACATTTGATAAGAATGAACCATCTCCTATGAAGCTATTCGCGGTCACGTCACCATAGACGCGCATTTGGATGAGATTGGACGCATCGGGTGTGATGTACGTGTCTGAGGCTGAGTTTTGTGTGTAGCCTATGATATATTCATTACTGGATTCTATGTAAGACGCCGTAACGTTTGAACCTGGTCTAGTCATAATGAGACCTAAATCAAATACAAAATCACCATCTGTGTTATTTTCACCCAATTCGACAATCGCATCCTTTACGCGAAGATTCTCACTTGAAATTGCGGTTGTTTCTCCAACTACTGTAAGGTTTCCTTCTACGTATACATCACCGCCAACAGAAAGTTCGTGTTGTGGATTTGCATTGGCTATACCGACATTAGACGTGGTGACGAACCCTGTTGTGTTGTTCGTAAATTGTACGGTTTCTGTAGTCGAGTTACCCACTTCAGTTAATCCCTGAAGTGTCAATGGCGTCCCACTATCCACGACTTCATTAGTTGTAATATCATAACACATTACATTGGAATTCATGGCCTCGTTTACACGGATTGGCGCCAGGTAAAACCCTTCCTGTGGCGCCTCTATCACATTCGACGATGCATTAATTATTATGGTGTTTACAGCTTGTTCGTTTGGAACATGCTTACCTATCCTGACCCTCTCGGATCTATCGATAGTGCTAAGGTTTTTCACCATTTATATTAGAGGTCATTTTAATTTAACATACAACGGTCCATCCAGATTTTTTGTATACACACAATGCGTCTTTATCTGTGTCATATATCATGAGACCTATCGCAGGGTTCTTTATGTCTTCTAATTCAGCTGTTTTCATTCGAGGTGGGAGAAATCCGCATGTATTCGATTCAAATGTAGCTATCGCAGAAGGATGACTCTTACTTGTTCCCACGGCTAATTTTCCATTACCATCTATGGTCGCACGCGGGGACACTTTACCGTCGGCACCTCTCGTCTTGAAAACAATGCCACCCGTATTACCTGCAGTCGTACCATTATTTGATTTCGTATACGCATTTATTTCGGCAAACGAACTCATTGCGAATGACTTTATTTCACCCAGTCTTGATGTCATGGTTGGTGTACCTTCTATATAAAATCCACGTGCTGTAACGTCCCCCCGTGTTTTTATAGAAGCATCTGTTTCGTTACAACACGAGAGTACATGCGAAAGTGAGATGTTTGAAATGAGCGCACCATCTCCTTCGAGGGGTGCGGTTTCTAATGTAGACAAACGAGTTCTCAATTCCGGGAGGTCGGATACGCCTTCGAGTGTGTTTTCACACTTTTCCATACGCATTTCAATTGGATCTATTCTCGTAAGTTCGGAATACACGTATTTAAATCTAATGAGTTCATTTTTTATTGGGTCTATATCACGTAATTTAATTATTTTCTTTTCAATGTCACCGATTCTCTTTTCATTGGAGTGTATAATTGGAACGACTGCTTTTGTTTCATGAATGATAGGTGTTTGTTTGACTATGAGCGCGACGCTTTTTTTTATTTCAGTGACATGTGGCTCCATGTGTGAAATCCTTTCGTTATGTGACACACTCGATTCTTCGAGTGTATCCAATCTTTTTTCGCATACACCTATACTCGGTAAACGCGTTTCTATTGTGGTAACCCGTGGTTCCATGCGTGAAATTCGTTTGTTGTGGGATACACGCGATTCCTCAAGTGGGTCAAATCGTTTTATGTGTTCATCCAATTTTAAGTTTGTTCTCTTGATAGAATGTTCTAGGGTGGGTTTTACTTTCTCGAGTGAATCAAATCGTGGTACGTGCTTTTCCAATTCGGATATGCGTGCGTTTGAATGTTCAAGGTCTACACTTTTAGAAACCCCTGTGAGCGTCGTACCATCTCCGTAAAACTGGGATGCTACCATTTTTCCATCAGAATGTATGTTACCTTTAGAGTGAACACCCTTGTTTACATATATAGAACGGCCTATGTGTATATCCTTGCTTACATTCAATTCATTAAATGTAGGGGAATATCCATCAAAATCTTCTATTTGGCCAACCGTTATATTAGACAAAAGACCCCCGTCCGCGCGCAATTCGCCACAAACATGTAAATTTTCCACGGTGTCACCTATGTCGACATGTAAATCGTATTGCACATTTGATAATAGACCGCCATCACCCATGAACTGAGTAGCTTCAACAGTTCCGTCAAATGTGGTGTTTTTGTTGACGTGTAATGCACCATCGGTTTTATCGTGTATCATTCGTATCCCGTGAACGTCCACACCTACGTTCTCGTTTTCAGAACACCCTTCGCCGATTGATAAAATGGGGGTATACACGTGTTCTTTGTTGAGAATCGTCGCATTTACAACTTCAAGATTCTTGACCTGTAAATCATCCAACTTTAATTGCGTTCCACCTATATCTACAACTTCCTTCGTGATCGAATCATACGCAAGTAAGTTCGACGCACTTGTGTTACGTATTGGACTTATGTATAATCCGCTGTGTTTTATATCACGAATTTTGCTGTCTGATGCGTTAAACACAATGGAATTTTTAGGTTGTTCGGAGTCCGACAATCTCCCTAACCGAACCATGTCGGTGGGTTGGTTTATACCGGAGTTCTTTACCATTTAATATACCATTGTATTTTAATTTGCGTATAGTAAACCTGCCATGCCGTTTTCAACGCGTAATATGTTGTAATTGACCGCATAAATTGGGTCTGTTATATTCATACTTTCACTCATAATCTTTGCTGAGTCTAACCTACTGAAATTTAGCGTACCTGTGGGCTGTAGAGAGCTTGTGAGAAGACAGAAGCAATACAAAAAGAAATCTGGGGAAGTCACATAGTTTGTGTGATAATACGCCATTACGTCTATATAATGTGTTTTCGCCCATTTATAATTACCTATATCAAGGCCATTTATGTTTAGCTTTACTTTGTTTGAGACAGAAGTAAGCGCGCCATTTGATGTTGTGTCTGTACACGCCAGGTATTTCACGGGATGGTTAAATATCAATTCCTGATCCTGTTCTCCGGATGGAATATTTTTTTGAACTTGTGTGATGAGCATTTCGTGATTCCTGGATACTATATTACCACGTTCTTCGTTGTCCAAGTAATAGTAATTTGCGTATACTTCGTAGTTGTAACTCATCACATTTTTCCAATAAAATCTCAATTCAACTTCGTGATAATGCAATGCAACTAATGGCAGAGCTGATTGTGGACCTTCGCAGAAGAAAAACCTAAGGGGGTAAAAATGTGATTTAGAGTTGATACCCGGGTGTGGGCCATTAGAACTCTTTGAAACATTTTGTGCGAATGTATCTATCGCAATCTTTTCAGTAAAGATAGAGTCTTGTGAGTCCACCATGTGACCACCTATGTATAATTCGACTTTGTCTATAATTTGTGTCCAGTCGGATGGATCGACAGCTTCAGTTCCATCATCTACTGCTATGTACACATACCCGAGCATGTCACCCGTTTTTTCAAATTTAATTGACGTCATGGAGTCATTTGATACGTTTCCACGCATCATTTGTTTTTCCACGGATTGCGAAAAATTTGAATGTCGTTTAAATGTCGATGAGAAAAATGATATCTCTGGTTCGCCCATGATGTGTTTATCTTGGGCACCAACCGCGATGAGTTGTACGACTCCCGTCGACATTTATAATAACGAAAGGTTAAAAATATATCTATCCTACGCCCTGATTAAATAAATGGTAAATTCTTATTCTTACACACAAATCTGAAAATCATAAAGTTGTCTATGGCACTATTTATAGTGGCACCATCTTCATCTCTGAGTGTACACGTAAGGCGATCGAGTTTTCTTATGGGCGTGGTGTATTGTGAATCGATATCATAATCGTCTTTGAAAATGATTGGATTCGAACCAGACTGAATTATAGTACCAAATCCCCTGTTAAGATTAGACATAGACGCCTGTCCACCGAACACATTTGATGTTCTCTGTGAGTAATTCGTGTTGAGTTCGTCTACTGAAACGTGACACACATTAGAAGAAGGTGCGTCGATTCTAGCGGCTATGAGCTTCGCGTGAACTATATTTTCAAGTGATTGCGTAAGGTGAACCGTAAATGTATTTTTGCTAGATTGACCGATGGTATCGACCGTTATGGTGTGATACTCGTAATCAAAATCAGGCAAAGTTGGGCGAGTTGTATTCACCGTATTCATTACTTATAAGTTAGATTAAAGATCCACCAATTCCACCGATAATCTTCGCATCAGCGCTGTCCTTCACGAACTTTTGGTCACCGCAAATTCCACCTGGTGTCAAAGACTTGGTGTAGTACGCGGATTCTGGGGATCCTGGGACACACTCGATCTTGTGCTCCAGGTCAAAGATGGAATTAGATCCGGCTTCCTCGGATGTTTCAAGGTTGATTGGTCTGGGCTGGTACATGCTTCTTCGTGGACTCAACATCATGATGGTACACAACAAGAGGAAAACCACGGCGATCGCCTTGAGGGTATTTCGGTTCGTGGCGTTAAGCTTCATTTATTATGTAACCAATATTTTTTATATTAAGTGCGTTAAAGAAATTGGATTACTTTCAAAGTACAGAGTAATGGACGGCGAAATTACACTTGACCGAAGTCGTGGGAATGTACTGAAGCTAGACGATAACGAACAAGCTCTCATGGACGAAATAGAAATAGAAGTCCCGCGTCCTCGTGCGTCTATACCAAAACCCACTGTGTATAAACCGACCGCCAGACCCCCACCCGTGGAAAATACCATGCAGGAAGACATAGATGCCTTTGCGAATCCAACGAAGCAGTCTGCGCCACCACAATATCAGGAAGACCCCGTTGACTACGGCGAATATGACCAAGAGGAAGAACAACAGCCATATATTCAAGGTGACTACACCATACAAGAAGAAGAGAGACCATCGCCTGGATACAAGTCCATAGACGAAGAAAAGGCGGATCTGGTAAACAAGCTCGGTCGTCTTGAAAAGAAGGGGTTCACTGTAAACAAAAGACTTAACGCATATTCTGGTATTGATGACTTACGAACGGAGGTGAGAAGAATTACCTATAGTATAGATGTTGAGAAGTCTATTAAATTCTCTCGTAGAATGCTTATTGCGTGCTGTACAGGTCTTGAATTTCTTAACAAGAAATACAATCCATTCGAGATTCAGCTCGATGGATGGAGTGAGAACGTGATGGAGTCAGTTGATGATTATGATGAAGTGTTTGAAGAATTGTATGTTAAATATAGGTCTAAGGTTGCGGTTGCTCCAGAAATAAAACTCATTATGATGCTTGGTGGGTCTGCGATGATGTTCCATTTGACGAACAGTATGTTCAAATCTGTGATGCCTAATATGAATGATATTTTGAAGCAAAATCCAGGACTTGTGCAAAACATGGTTGACGCCGTGAAGAACACGACACCCAGAAACGTAGAGGCTCCAGCGGGTGAACAACCAAGTGAGGAAAGATACGAAATGAAGGGACCGGGGGTTGACATTTCGAGCTTGATGGGTAATATCATGATGCCTCCAGTTCCTCCCATGTCGACCACCGCACCAGAACCAATTCCAAACATTGACCCAGACGATGACGACGATGCGATCTCTGATATCGTTGATGCACCAGAAGAGGTCGAAGAAGATAGTGATGTGAAGGAGGTGAAGGTGTCTACCACGAAGGGTAAACGCGGTCGTAAGAAGAAGTCAGTCGAAATAAATTTGTAGATATAGTATAAATGATAGGGTACTGTCCCATCGAGGAAGAGCCACCAGTGCGGCTTCCTCCCCGGGTACGCGGGCCTCCCCGGAAACCCGAGGCGGATAAAAGGAGAGAGGACACAGAAACGAACTACGTCGTTTTGTTCTTTATCGCGGGCGTTCTCACACTCGCCGCGATGGATTCTGTTAAAAAGTAAATGTATTTCATTTTACCAGCCGCATGTAATGTGAATGGTAAAAGGAAGATTAGTCTATTTTTCAAGTTGTTCGACCATTTCTCGAAGTTCGTTAATCGCACCAACGGCGTACGATATTATGCAATGATAATCAAGTTTTGCGTGTTCTTTGCCCCAGTCATCATATGATGGTTCGTTTTTAGTTTCATTGGGTGTAGCATCGTCACCGGGTATCACAGCATGTTTTAACTCCGGGGCATCGTACCATATATCTTGTGCCATGAAACCAGATTCTTCACGTCCATCCTTTTCGTACATATACGGTTTAAGTTTGGATAGTACATCAAGTGAATTTGATATGGTAACTACATTTGATTTTAAACGAGCATCTGAGGATGCTGAAGAGGGTAAATTGGTCAAGCCCGACCCATCTCCGTATAAGTATTCGGCGAATATATTCCCTGATATATGAAAACTTCCAGCAGCACCAGATTCATCATAATAACTCGTACCAAATGAGATAGTGTGTTGTGGAGCTGTATTGTGAAATCCCAGTCGAGCACTCCTGGGGCCCGTATAAGATTCTGTAATAAAACTTGTAGATGCACCTGGTCCATTGGTCCATGCGGGTAGACCCGAGCTATTTATGGATAAAAATTGTCCCGCGTTACCCTTTGGTAAACGCGTGAGGGTGTTTGTACCGGACGCATATAATATATCACCCTGTGTGAACCCCGTGACCCCACTCGTTGACGTGATTATGAACTCACTTTCTAGATTCGTTATGCGAGTGTCAAGTGAGGATACACCCGGTGCGGCACTCCATATGGGTACACCGGAGCTCACTGTTAATACCTGACCCGCCGTAGAGCTTATACCACGTTTTGAGAGTGTACCGTTTCCAGACGCATATAATATATCACCCTTTGTAAAATTAGTTGTAATTCCAGATGTATTCGTGATTATGGTTTTTCCTTCAAGTGTACTTATTCTTGATGAATTATCATTTAAATCAGTTTGACTGGCGATCGATGTGAGTTCACTACCACTACCATAAAATTTGGACGCAGTAACATTTCCCGTTACTAGCACATTCCCACTCGTTTCTAATGACGTGACTAAATTTTGAAACGAAACCTTATCGGGTGTACTAGAATTTACCGAAGTTACGGCTTGTAGATTTGGTACGGGTAAATTCGTGAGTTGAGACCCATTACCCTTTACGAATCCAGTCGCTTCTAAGTCTCCTTGAAAAACAGCACCTATTGTCGCTACGTTGTTATTGTTACACACGGAGCTTAATGTAACTTGCGGCGCACTTGGTAGATTCGTGAGTAGAGACCCATCACCTTTTACGAATCCAGTCGCTTCTAAGTCACCACCAAATTTCGCACCTATCGTCGCCGTATTACTTTCATTTACCACACTCTCGAGAGTTGCGGGTGGAGTCGGAATAGTATCATATAATTTCCTATACGAACGACCCTTCGATGAACACGACATTCTAAAATTACTGTTTATTATTTTTTAATTTTTCTATGCGCACCCTGAGTTCCTGTATGGATTTTACAATATACGGTACTATTTCAAAGTAACGTATACACGCCATGCGTGTACCCCAATCTGAATAATCGGGTTCGGGTGCATCATCGTTCGGGGATGCATCTCGGTCTGGCCATACGACGTGACGCATTTCAGGTACATCATAATACAATTCTTGTGCTATGAATCCAGATTCACGTTTTCCTTCCTTATCATAGAGTTGGGGTATCATTCTAGATAATTTATCGAGTGCGTTTGACATGGATCTTATCTTGGTTTTGCGTCTTCTATCGCTAAATGTGAGTATTTGTCCCGATTTTCCTATTTGAGGGCTACCCGATGCAGTCACCTGGAAAATAGGTGTAATTGCGGGGTTCCCTTGAGGAAACATTATCTTACTTCCATCTCCATTGAAACGACCTCCCACGTGCACCGAACCATATGTATATAATTTCCATTTTATATTGTTCGGGTGTTTAGTCGTCGGTGCTGAATATGTATATTCTCTACCAGTCTCTGAATAAAACGCGGTTTGATCAAAACGAAAGGTAAATAAAAGATCATTTGCCGGTGCAGCATTTCTTATGGGGATTCGAAGTGGAACAGATCCCCGCGGACATTTTGTTAATGGATCAGTCTTAAGTGTTACCGTAATATAATTTATAGGTGAAGTGCCAGTTGTAAATATAGGAACATAATTACCTGAATTTGCGTTGTAATTACTAGGATGTAACCACATTACATTTTCACCCATTTCGTCCATACGTAGTAATCTTCCGTATCCGGTACCATAATCACCGGAAGTTAGGTGTGTATTAGGTGCGGTCGTTACTCTTGATAATCTTCTTATATCGTTATTCGCGTATCCATATAATATATCACCCGTGGTGAGAGACGATAAATTGGGTGTATCCGCAAATATAGCTTTAGATTCGAGTGTTGAGGTTCTACTAGATACGTTAAATATGTCCGTGAATGTTTTCCATTCGGGCTGTAAGGACGTGGGATTTGAATATAATACCTTTCCATTTGTGCCTATGGGTAATTTACCGAGTGTACCGTTTGCCGTCGATATGAGTATATCACCTTGAGTTACATTTGTTAGACTCGACGTATTTGTTATTATTTTCTTACCTTCGACGGACGTTACGGATGTATTTACTAGGGATAAATTGTAACTATTGGCCACACCCGTTAAAAATTCACCATTTCCTTTGAGTGGCTGGGAACACGTGACATTTCCGGATACGAGTACATTTCCAGACGTTTCGAGCGAAGTCACGGCGTTTGTAAAACTAATTTTACGATTTGTTGAACTACCCTGTGCAGTCGCATCATCGAGACCCGTTGATGTCATGTATCCTAGATTTGTGAGTAGAGACCCGTTGCCTTTTATGAACCCAGACGCTTCCAAGTCTCCGTTAAAATATGCTCCACTCACTGTACACACGTTACCATTTGTTACAACATCGTCGAGCGTTAAACCAGTCACAGCTGTCACGGATGGTAAATTGGTAAGGTGTATTGCGTCGCCCTTCACGTATCCAGTCGCTTCCAAGTCTCCATCAAAATATGCGCCTCTTGTTGTTAGGTTACCGGCTTGTGTCACGTCATCTAACGTCAACTTACGATATTGTAAATCAATTAGACGTTCATGATATCTCCTCTTATCGCGTGACATTCTGATATTACACTACAAATTTATCATGCATTTTCCAAGCGAAAAAACGTCTGGTTCTTCTTCTTTCATTTTCGGCATTTTGAAACCACCCTGTTTGTATACACGGAGTCGTTTGTTGTACATGGCATGACACACAGACCATTGGTCAAATATGTCGTATATGTTGGGGTTATTCTTCTTACCCTTTGTTTCCCTCATGATGCGACCTATTGATTGGACGATATCTGATTTAGGTGTCGCGAGAATGACCGTATCCAGAGAAGGTATATCCAAACCCTCATGCGCTTGGCTAAAAGTGGCAAAAATTATCTTTTTTGTACTCGATTCTGCGAGATCGGCTTCTTTCATACCACCCATGTAGAGACCCGACCTTTTTGGGAAACACTGATGAAGCATCATACAGTGTTGGCGTCTATCACTTAACACGAGTATTTGTCTCGTGGATTTCGCGATACGACTAATCAGTCCCACGAGCATAGAGTTTCGTTCCCTATTCTCCGTGAGTTCCGTAATCATTGTGGACAGGGATAGTTTACCGAATCTCGTACATGGTGGTGGATCCCTGAATCTCTGACACTCAAACTCGATGGGAAATACCTCCACGTCTTGTTGGTTTTCTCGTTCTACGGCAAAAAACGTTGGTCCCATGAACCAGTGAAGGACCTTCGTAAGCCCGTCTTTTCTATTTGGAGTCGCAGACAGGCCAAATATGTGTTTTGGACACATCTTAAACAGGGATTGACTAAACACCTTTGCGCATATATGATGGGCTTCGTCTACGATCAGTGTTCCTATGCTATCAAAATCACCGAATGTGTACTCTTTGAGAGAAAGTGATTGTAACATGGCGATGACGAAATCACACTCAACATCCTTTTTGTTTTGTTGAACTCGTCCGATTGTCGCACCTGGACAAAACTGTTTGATTCGCTCTTCCCACTGATTTGCGAGGAATTCCTTGTGTACGATGATCATGGTTCTGTATCCCAGTTTACACGCTATCGCCAATGAAACGGTGGTTTTCCCGAAGCCGCACGGTAAGCTGAGGACCCCGTGACCTGCGTCAATAGCCGCAGCAAGTGCGGCGTTCTGATGGGTGGCGTCTCGCAAGGTTCCGTGAAATTTGACACGAGTTCGAGTGGGTTCAGGTCTCTTATCCTCCGTTGGCTCTCCCAGTTTACTAACTCCGTAGTATCTTGGAACGCAGATTCCATTCTTAGTTGGTCTGAATACCTTAAAAGGTGGTGGAGGAAAACCAAAGTCGTCATTGACTATGGCTCTTACCGTCAGCTCTTTTTTTAATTCGGGAGGTGGATTGTTCACTATGTATCCACTTCTCGTGAGCATTCTACTGTATTAAAGATTGCAAACTTTAATAGAGTACAATAACCATGCCATCTGTGAACGTTGAAGAGAACATCAAGAAGATCCAAGAAGCCATCGAAGCTACGTATCAAGAGCTTCACAGGCTCCAAGGAAGTCTCCGTGTTTTCTTGGGTTTCCAAGAAAATGGTCTCAAGGAAATTGAGATTCCAGAGAAGAAGGAGGAAGAGAAGGAGTCTGAATCTGCTTAATTACCCATGCGTATCCACTGTGATTGGCGACATTCCAAGCGCCACTAAAATTTGCTATTATTTTGACTGAGTCACCCTTAGCTAGAGATTGTACGGGTGTGTCACCTTCGACGGTACACATCACACGTCTGTATCTGTATGGTACTTTTATGGTCAAAACATTTCCTTGGAGTGGGTCATCCATGTTTTGTCTATTCATGATAAATCTTGATTTTGATTCCTGAAGTCCGTGTATGTAATCACGGGTCCTGTCGTTGACGGTTATGCGTATGTATCGTTTGTCGTTATATTCATACATGGGTTCGTACACGTGACCATCTATTGGAATCATGATTTTCTAGTATATATAATTATTAGAATCAAAGCTATAAGCACGAATAACACGAGTGTGATTCGAATGGGTTGGTGAGGTTTGCGCGTACCAAATTCTTGATGACAAAATGCACGTCCAACTTCTATGGCGGCTTCTATGCTCGAATACGGTGTGTTTCTAGGGGACATCATGCCACACATGGCTACCTTGTTACTTTTACCGAAGAATGGTACTTGTCCATGAAGACTCAAAACACCCGATGATTGTTCGAACACCCATTTTCCCTCTTTCCACTCCGTACCCCATCCTATTCGAACTCTCAGTGGTTCGGGAAGATTGAGTTGTTCGATGACCGCAGCTTTGAGTGTGTCCGGGTCCATGGCTAACACATCGTCCGTGAGATCACATATGACACACGAGACTGTGGTACCGTTTGAAAGTACTACCGGCTGTAGTCTGAGTTCTGTATTCATTCCTATGTGTAAGTCGGATTGCATCTTCACTGGTTCGTCATAGTCAATCAATAGGTTTATACACCCGTATGTACTCGGTCCAATCTTTTTAGGAGCATCTTCACCCCAATTATCACCGATGAGTTCGAGTGCTTTGCTGTTGTCCACGCATAACACGAGAAGACCGTCGTCTATTTTTACACCGTCGGCAAACGTTGCGATGTATCCATCGTCACTGTATTCCACACTGGACAAATGTGTATTGAACATGAATGTGGCACCCTTTTCGATGAGCGCGTGTTGCATCGCGTCGTTCATGACCTTACCGGAAACCTTTTGTGTGTACTGTTTCGATAATCCGACGTGGTCGAAGCTATTCACGAATTCGTATGCGGACATGGTTTCCCATCCCACTCCGTCCATCACGTATGTGAGCGTCTGGATGAGGTTTTGTCCAGATTCGGAAAGACCACCGAGTGCGTCTTTGAGGGATATGGATTTGTACTTGTGTTGTCGAGCTAACACCCTCGAAGCGAGGGATGCGAGCGTGATGTAGTCCTCAATGTGTAAATTTTTGAATAACACGCGATACATGTCCATGATGTCTTTTTGTTCAAATATATCATCCCATTTGATTCCCATTTCTTTGAATAAACTGTCTGTGTTTACGAACGCATTATCGAACGCGAGTTTGTGTGCGTGTATATCTCTTTGAGTTATGGATGGTTCCCACCACGCTCCACCCACCGACGGTTTGCGATCGTATACGATGACCTCATGGTCGGTCGACCTGAGTAATTCCCATGCGACGGACATACCGGTCGGACCGGCACCCACTATGTGTACCCGCATTTATAATAACACACTAAAAATTTTAGGCTGGTAAATACAACACGTTTTGTGTGAGGTGATAGAATAACATGAGACACACGGTCAACACGGTTTGAAAGTCTAAATGAGGCATCGTCGCGAATAGGAGAAACACGCTGAGTATCACGTGCATTGGAAATGGTTTTTCTGGTCCATATTTAATATAATATCCATACATGGCACCTACTGAAAGTATGATGGCATTGATGGCCGTCTCATACGAGGGGCTATAAAAGAACCACGCGGTATACAGGAGTGAGACGTATGATATGAATATGGATCTTCGGAGAAGTTCCCTTACACTGTCTACCCATAATAATGGTTTCTTCTCTATCAATTTGGATTCCCAATGTGGACCGAGTATCAAGTAGGAAATATAGAGGATTATGAATATTTGCCACATTTACTATATTCTCAGAAAATTTTACAAAAATTATTTTTATTTTTTTCGAAACTTTTTTCTTTTAAAAGAAAGTGAAAAAAAATATTTTTTTATTTTTTGATTTTAATCCGAATTAAAGATTTGTCACGAAACATGTATAAATGAATCCAATTCTAGCACAAGCGCTCAAAACGGCTGTCCCGGGTCACAAGGGGCGGGTGATCGGAAGCAAAGAAGACATGATCGAACGTACCTTGAAACAGAGTAAACCAAAGGTGATCGTAAGAACCGTGTGGGACCCAAACCACATGACGTACGTCACCAGACACTATTCACCGGAAGGTGTACCTATGTCTTTCACGAATAAAATGTCCAGATAATCTAAGGATGTCGATAGAACTAAAACTCAGAGAGATTAATGCTACAATAAATGCTATTTCAAATACATTGAATAAATTAGATAAGTATAATAAAAAAGATCGTCGATACAAAACATTACACACTTATCTTGCCGGACAGTTTTCCCGTGAATTGAGGCGATTTCGAGCGATTGTAAACTCAAAGCCAGCAACGAGATCTCACTATTTGGCCATGCAACCCACGGGTAAAAAATTGTACAGATTAGAGAGAAAACTTTATCTCAAATACCCAAACCTTCCAATACACAATTTTATGGAGCAGACAGCACGATACAGAGGGGCTACACCGGTTAAAAAAAATACGAATAAAGCTGCCAATAATAGACACTTAAATCGTCATGAGTTCGTGAATCATTACGTTAATGATCTACCAAAAGACGCCATAACATTAAAAAACATAAAGAGTGGGAATAGAGCTATAAAAATAAATAAATCCATTTATTCCCTGCAATCATTTAGGAATTTGTCTCGTTCCGCTGTATACGAGGTTCTTAATCGTCACGGCAATTCAATTTTATTCGTAGATCCAATGACAAGACAAACCGTTCGAAGAAGTCAGATCACACCCATAAAAGTCAAACTGAGAAATCCGAACCGGGGAGATACTGTTTAAAGAATAAAATGTCCAGATAATCTAAGGATGTTGACGTTGCGTTGTAATCATAATATAAATTTACCGTCATTATCAAATAACAAACGTAAACAACGAATAAAAACCTGGAAATTCGCGGGGGAATTTCTATGGAGAAAATACATCCAAAAGGATCAAGCCAAACTCGGTGCTTGGACCAAGGATCAACTCGTGGAGTTGGGTCCAACTTTTGTAAAACTAGGACAAATCGTATCGACGCGCCCCGATTTATACCCCCCGGAATTTACTCAACAACTCGAATCGCTACAAGACGATGTACCACCAATACACGGGGAATACGTAGATAGTATATTACGGAAAATACCAGATTTTTCATACTTTGATCATATACCTTTTAAATCGGCAAGTATAGGTCAGGTTCACAGGGCGAGACTCACAGATGGCCGAGATGTAGTCGTTAAACTCAAACGCCCGGATATCTATAATATTATGAAGTATGATACAGATAATATAATAGATATTGTTACGTTTTTGGAAAAAATTGGAATCGATACCGGCACTTCGTCGGGATACGTTTTAAACGAATCCATTGAATATCTACTTTCAGAGACCGACTATGCGAAAGAAAGAGAGAACGCATATAAGATGCGAGCTGCGTTTAAAGGGGTCGATTGGGTCAAGATACCAAAAGTGTACGATGATTATTGTACGGATGATATGATAGTGATGGAGATGGTTGAATCTGAAAAACTCACGGAAATTTCGAGTAAGAAGGTGAATCGTAAAAAGGTATGTGAGGCTCTCATAAGCTCATACATGATTCAAACCATGGATAGGGGTATATTTCACGCAGATCCTCACCCGGGAAATTTGGGATTTTCAAAGAATGGAAAACTTGTCTTTTACGACTTTGGTCTCGTGATAGATATATCCGATGAATTGAAGGATGGTTTTAAAGAGATGTTTTCGTACATAATAAACCGTGACACCAAAGGTATAGTCGACACACTCGTAAAATTGAAGGTGATAGTTCCCACGACGAGTGATACGGGTGACATCGAGATATTTTTCAAAACCACACTTAATTACCTCGAAACCCTCGATGGAAACAATCTTCGTGATGAAATCATGAACGATGAGATACTCATGTCACTTGCCACAGAAAAACCGTTTATAATACCAACGTCTTTCATTTATTTGGCTAAAGCCTTCTCTACTATAGAAGGTACATGTGTAAAGTTAGATGATAAATTTAATTATTATGAGTACTTAGAACCTCTCTTGAAGGAACAAGTGGCCGAGGCGATAGATGTGAAGGATATGCTATCTACGTCGATGGAGATGCCTTCTAGGATACGTAATATAAATATGGCTGTTCTAGGTTTGGAACAATCTAGAGCATCCATGAAAAGATCGTTAAAAAAGACGAGGAGGGAGGTCAGATACGCACAATACAGTGTGTTGTGTGCTTTGTGTGCGGGTAATATGCTTGACTATGGAAGGCATTATTCGTTTATCTTTTTTTCTGTACTAACTCTTTGGTTTGTATTTACTTCTCGTAGAAGTCTATAGAGCGCTCGACTATTTCAACCTTTGGCTGTTCAGTCTTCGCTGTCTGGAAGAATTCCTGATGACTTTCAAAAATTTCCTGAGAACGTTTCTTCTCACTGTCCGCAATTTCTGAAAGTCTATTCTTCATGTTATTGAGATCTCTCTCGCGCTGCTTTCGCATTTTCTTACCGAATTTCTTGAGCTTCTTTTGAGACGCCATGATTTGGGTTTGACACACACTGAACATTTATTATCTCTTAACATTTTTTCTGGGTGTAAACAACGATTGTAAGAAGTTTGACGCAGCCTTTTTCTTCTTGTTGTTATTTTTTGGTTTGTTCGATCTATTTGCTATTAAAGCAGTCGCAATTTTATTCATACTGTTTGGTGTCTTTGGCTTTGGCCCTGGCTTTGCCTTTGGCTTTTTGGATGTTTTCAATTTTACCAATGCGTTGGCGGCTTCGTTGTTTGATACCATCTTACTATTTCATTACAAATTAATATTGAGTCGCTTGAGTTTTTCTTCAAACTCTCTACGTTCACCGGGTGAATCTATTCGCTTACCGGTCGCGATGGATTCGATCTCTGGACCAGTTAAATGCATCGCATTGATTCGGAAATCCTTGAATGCCTCCATCGTCACGGGAACGAGAGGCTGAACGAGTTCATATATGGCATTCGCGTAATGACGAATCTCCATCTGTGCGTGTTCATCCATACGAAGGTGTAAATAATGCATGAGATTATGAAGGTTAATCTTCCAATAAAATTCCGTGTATGTCGACTGTGGAAGGTTACCTCTGGCCTGTTCTCGGCAGGCACCTCTATCGAGGAGGTCTTGGTAGAGTTCAAACGATTCACTCAATTGATTCGTTACTTTTCCACCTAATTCTTCACCCACATCAACCGTACCTTCCGAACCTTGGTTATTCACTTTGGATTGCCCGCGTAAAACGTCCGGTTCATAGTACTGTTTCGGTACGACGGAGTATCGGGCGGAGAGCTCGTTGATACTGGCCATGCGGTGACGCATGTGCTGTCGAGCGATATAGATTGGCATTTTGATGTGGAATTTGAACTCGACCATCTCGAAAGGGGTGGTGTGCCAGTGTCTAAGGAGATATCGAATAAGTCCCCGGTCTCCCCTTGAGGATTTAGTCCCATCTCCATACGAGACTCTGGCGGATTGTACGATGGCCGCATCCAAGTCTTTTGAAGGCATGTGGTCAACGAGCCTAACAAATCCGTGATCCAAGACATCTTTCTGCATTTACATAAATATATCGCTAAATCTTTAATCCCATGACATTCTCTCTTTGAGGCGTCTCAATAGATAAGGGGTAAGTTCCATTAAAGTACCGACTGGTATGTATCTGTAATCAATACCTATATTTTTGCCTAATCCTAAAAGTTGTGCCGTCACGTATTGTTCCTTATCGAATCGTTTTGCGTATATGAGAGATTTTTCGTTGTGCGTCGCTAACATTGTGTGAGCGTTTGGACATGTAAGTGAATATGTCATACCTTGTGAGTATTGTCTATCTACACTCGATTTCTTATCGAGTAAACCGGGTTGTCTTTTTAGATATGCACCTCTCACGAGTTTTAAACCTAATTTAAATCCATCCAAATGTGCATTTTCTATATCTTTCAATAATTCTGTAACTCCAAATTTGCGATACATTTGATAGGTTTTATATACGTTAACTTCGTTTTTCGTGTTATGCTCGGCCATCATGGTATAACATATATCTGGATACAAGACATCTTCGGCATCTATACATATCTTTACACCTCTAGATTTGGCGTGTTTTATAATAGAGTGTGCATAATCTCTGGCTTCCGATTCATTTTCTCTTGAACCAAAACTCGTAAGTTTTATAGCACACATCGAACCTATTGGAACTGCTGTGATTAGTCTCTTAGTCGTCTCTGCTATTTCATAAGCTTCCGATAATCTACAATTCTCTTTCGCGTAATCGACTATTACCTTCTCACCTCTTCTGTGTATGAGTTCCATCACTCGTGGAAACTCTTTGAATGTTGCCGCATATCTAAGCATACTTTACTTAAGATATTTTTCATCTAGATCATTCTTCATATCGTCCATGCCTTTGTAGTATCTTCTGAGGTCCTTCATGAACCTCTTATTCTTTTCGAGACATTCACAATCTGGCTTATTAAGGTATATCCAAGCTAAATTTGATTTTGAGTATCTTGTTTCCTTTTGATTTTGATTTGGTTTTCTTGGAATGACCTTCTTCTTTACGGTCTTCTTGAGTGGTTCCGTACGCTTCGTGAAACTGATGGCTTGCATTACCGTATCCGCGAGATCATCCTTTTTCTTTGATTCTTTAAATATAGGTAACCAATGTTCATTTATAGGATTATCATTCAAAAACGCTTCACAACGTTCGATTGATACCTTTTTACGTTTAAGATACTGTGCTTTACCCGGTCCACACACATCCGGGATTTTAAACTTTGCATCATAAATAATAGTTTCGGACTTAGGCGCTTTTATTACAAAGTACGCATGTAAGAAATTTTCTACCATTTTCATCTTCTTATTGCGGTCTGGTTGTTTTTCTATGAGAATCGTATCCGTGTCCAATACCCAAGGTTTTTCATCGAGGTGGTTTCGCATAGATACGAATAATCCATCTTTTGACTCAGGTGGAACACCCGATACATCCCAGTTCATTACCAAATTACACGAATCATCAAAACGACATATAGCTAAGTTACGTATACCTACGTCTATGCTCACTATCATTCATTTAAAGAAAAATTATTTCTTTATATATTATAATGAAGAACGCGAACATAAACACAGTCCTTTTGATTGTGTCCATCGTCGCATTGGCCGTGTGGCTTGGATCCATCAGGATGCGAGAAAACCTTAAGGGTGATTCCAAGGCGGTTGCCTACGTGAGAGATGCTTCCCCAGAGAAGTACATTAACCCATACATAGTGTATGGTATGGCTAAAGAAATCACCGATGACGAAGAGAAGCTTGCCAAAATTATCCCACTTGCGGAGGCGAACAAGCGTGATGCCCTCATCAAACACCTCGAATCTTTGTAAATGTATTTTTGTTTTTAGTGGTCACAGTACACCACAGAGAACAAAAATGTAATTTAGCGTTTCATACCTGGCAACGCACCAGGCATTTTCATACCTCTCATATTCATGTTTTTCATTTTAGATTGACCCGCTGGAGACAGACCCATGACTATCATGGCCACTATCAACATACAGCATATACCACTAATGGCCATTATTCCGTATTTCATTGGTCCGGTCACCGCACCGATAATACCCGCCGCCGCGGTACCGACCGAGTCAACAACTTCGGCGGCACCCCCAGCCTTAGCTTTCGCCTCCGATTCCCCTTTGGCTACGACCTCGTTTACGACCGCATTCTTAGATATAGCCGATATAACGTTCTTTGCGACCGCTTGTGCCGCAAGATCGGCTGATATATCCTGCTTGAACGACAGTTGTTCACCATTGAGACATATAGTTTCACCTACGTTGATGGTTTGGCCCTGGACGTTGATCGACTCGTTTATAGTTTTAGTAAGGTTATTCGTTTCCATCTGGGTATTAACTATATTTTCAATTTCAGTATTAATCGTTTGATTGACGTTTTGGCGATCACCGAATTGGAAATTACCCGCTTGCGTTTGTTTGTCCAATGCCGCACTGGCCTGTGCCTGAAGTTCACTCACCAGATCATTCGATATACTTTGAAAACCGTTTGTTATCTGTGATACTGTAGCCATGAAACTTGAATTAATGGTCTGCTCTGTTGATATGTTACACCCAACATTTCTCTCTATATTAAGATTCATGTTTTGAAGATTTTCCATTCTATTTTCGGTATAACTTTCATTATTGGTTACAGATTCATACAGTATGTCGTTCACCACGGACATGTTAAATTCCTGGTTTATAGTGGAACTTCCACCACCTCCCATGTTTGTGTTGTACTGAGAAAAAAAATAACACTTAAAGACAATCACATAGTCCTAAAGTATGTGGTGTTGGTGGTGCTGTCATCCATTTGAAGGTGAGATACTTAAATTGCCATATAAATATGACGAACTCAGGAATAAATTTCATACATGCGGTGGATTTTGTTCGTGGAGCTGCATGAAGCGATATGCCATAGACAAGTACGGCATTACGAGAGGTGGTATCATATGTAGTAACATAATCATCATGCGCAAGAAATTGTACAACAAACTTGGATCTATCACGATCGCACCTCTGAGAGAACAATTAGACGTGTTTGGTGGCGACCTTACCATAGAAGAATTTAGAAGCAATAGCATCGTAGACAAAGAGAAACCTAAGGAGATAAACTCCAAACCTCTGGAAGACCGTATTATACCGATTATTTCAAACACGAAAAAGATGGATGAAATAAACAGTTCTACCGGTAAAAACGAGACTTTGAAACTCAAACGAGAAAAGCCTCTGAAGAGAAATGAGAATAATCTTGAGTCAGCACTCGGACTCATCATTAAGCCCAAATCGTAAAAGACGGCGCTGTTTATTCGTTGGTTTTGACTTGGGTATGTGACTAGAATGTAAACTATCTATCCATCTATCCCCATCATAGGCTCTCCAACGCAACCCATGTTTTTCTATCACCTTTCTACACAAAACGCATGGCATAGAAGTTCCATCCCCGTAACTCGTGTCTCTCTGAATGACGAGCGTTCCAAACTTTCGTCTCACCCATGCGGCAAATTTATGTATTCGGTTTCCTCGTTTCAAACATTCGTGTTTGAGTGCTTTTATCATTTTTCGCTCGGCGCAACATATACAATCACTTTCGAAATGTACGAAAATGGCGCGTCGTATACGTCGTAACAGTCGGATATCTCGGCATTTTTACCTGAGTATCATTCGACTCTCTCTTTTAATAGAGTTACAATTGTCACACACGTGACCTTCGAATACAAACGAACATGTGTCACACTCATTAAGTACTCGTATGTTCCTTTGTACAAGCTTATTTTCTGAATACAGAACGAGATCCCGTATTGTGTATATACCGTACATTACCATTGTTTCAAGTGAAGGGAACTTCATCTATTTACCAAAACAGCCACAACCTTTAGTTACCTTTAGCATCACTGAGAAGCTATCAATCATTGGCGGAACCATCTTTTTGAGAACGACCTCAATTTCAGAATCTTCCTCACCTTCATCGATTTCTTCTATGATGGAATAAATGAGGTCAATCACGAGTTCCTTTTTGTCTTGTCCACTGAGGGTCTTGATCTTGTTGACTTCCATCATGAGTGTGGACACGATGCCACAAATATTTTCCTTGTTGATGCCCGTTCTCTTGTAACGGTTGGTGAGAGTCTTCACGCGTTGAATCACGAGTTTACCCTCTTTCGACTTGTCATCATATCCAGCGAGGACGCTTTCTGGAGTGCTCATTATATCCTTAATATAGAATTAATTTCTTTAATAATTGTAATGGATACGGATACCCTTTTGTTTGCGACAGCTGTATCTTTAGGTATGTATCAGATTATGTACGAAATAAACGACGTGTACAAGAGAAAGGATTTATCTGACCTTGATCCACAGTATATCACAGTGGGAGTTTTAGCTGGTCTTTTGTGGTCACTGTATCAATACAGGAAGGGTTCAAATTATTATTCGATGTATTCTCTTCTTGGTGCGTCGATAGGTCTATACACTCTGTACCGGATTTACAAGGAGCGGGAAGAGGAGGAAAAACAGTTTCTCTGACTATCATACCTGTGAATTCTAATAATTTACACTTTTCTTCGAACGTTAATCTTCCTGTCTTCTGAAACACATAAGACAGGAGCATTAATATGATGTATATTGATTGTACTACATGCATCTACTCCTTGCATATTTTAAAAAGTAGATTTTTACCCTCATCGGATACATTATCCATGTATCTCGCATAAAATTGAATTGGTTTGCGTTGTGTGCCGTCTAAATATTGAATTATTAACGTTTCTGATTTTTTAAATCTCTCGAGTGCGTCATAGTGTTTTGAACACCACCGTTTTATCTTGTCTATGTGGGGTTGAGAACGAGCGATGGTCGCATCTCTCGCCTTTTTATTTTTAGACCGCAATATTTGATAGTCAATGTAATCATTTATATCTATAAAATCACCCGCAGTTTTTTCTGGTGGGGTTACGACTGTGTCCGCGGCGACGGCGTCGGTGAGAATTTTTTTCAATTCATCGAGTTCAAATTTTTTTACATAGAACTCTTCTGTGCCTTCTATCGCACCAGAACGTTTAGCTTCGAGTGCCCCCGTTGTTGCTAGTATCACAGTGAATATACTACTGACACAGCACAATATCAGAATGGTTAACACAAATTTTTGTCTGCTTTCCATCTGTAATGTACTGATATTAATTTTCTCCAAATATAATATAAAATGTTTAAGACCCTGCGATCCGCTTCAGCGAAAGCCGGTGGTGGTCTCAAGAGAGGTGGTGCCGCGATGGGTGGCGGTCTCATGAAAGGTGGTGCCGCGATGGGTGGTGGTCTCATGAAAGGTGGCGCTGCGGTTGGTAGAGGTATATCCAGCATGGGGCAAGCCACAGTTGAATCCATGGGACGAGGTTATCGAAGATTTGAAAGTGCTGCACCAATTGTGTCCACTGCGAAGCAGTTAGAAAAACAGAAATTCGATCTTAAAATGCAACCCGGAACGATTATTTCTATCGTTTTCTTGCTCGTGTTTTACATCTCGGTCTCGGCTCTCGGTGTAAATGTATTGAATAAATGTGCACAAACCGACGATTCTGAGAAATTGCAGAACATAAAGGGGTATTTCAGTCACACACTCGCTATGGCGATCGGTGTTGTTACGGCTCTATTGACAATTCAATTGTTTACCGCTGAACTTTCTGCTTTCTATGTGCTGTTCTCTTTGATGGGTGCGGTTGGCGCTTTCATGTTGATACACGTGATAAACGAATGTGATCCAGATGACAAGAAGGGTAAGATGGGATACGTTGGATTTTCCGCCGCTATTAACATGCTGATGCTATTCATATGTCTGTTTATGATGTTCAAGGGTAAAAAGGTGGTGGAGAATTCGTACGTGGCGGCGGCTGCGGCCACAATGCCATTAAAGAGTGACTAATACCGAACACGGCTGCGTCAGCTCTTCGCATTTGATCCACAATTATATTAAAGAATGACTAGTATAATTATAAAATGAAAGTTGATATATCAAACGGTGAACTCATTGACAAGATTACAATTTTAGAGATAAAGATGGACAAGATTAAAGAGGAATCCAGACTGACAAACGTACAAAATGAACTTTATATTTTACAAAAATTGGAGTTTCATACAATACATAAGTCCGATCTAAAACTTGTAAATGAGAAAATATGGGGGTGCGAAGATACTATAAGACGACTCACTAAAGAAAATATCTATGACGAATCATTCATTGAGTGTGCTAAACAAATTCACATACTTAATGATGAGAGAGCTAGAATTAAAAAGCGGGTAAATTTAGAAACCATGTCTGATATAGTGGAAGAGAAGAGTTATTGAAATGTCCACATTGTATCACTGAACACAGTTTTAACTATGTCAGGTGTATAATATAAATGGGCCACATTGGTGTGAAATACATTCTTTGTTTTGTCACCAATTTTCATGAGTTCAATCATCCAGTTGTATGAACTGTTCATACAATGGACTTCTTTCGCTTTTTCGATTAGACCAATATACGCAAATATATTGGGGTGATCACATTTGAAAAATTCTTGTTTTTTATCCGTAAGCTTAGAATGCGGTTTATATACATATAGATCCGTGTCTACCTCTATGTGTCGGTTTCTTTCTGGGTCGTCGTGTACAAATATATATTCTTTTTCTATCCACACGTCGTCGTCTATACGTTCCATGGGAGGTGTGAGTTCGATTGACTTGTCCCGATCTACTCTAAATTTGGTATACATGTAAAGTGGATTTACCTTAGCTTGTAAATACACTCCATGCGCCCAGTTTGTCATTTTGGTGAATACCGACCAGGTTCTATCATCCATACCGTATGTAGCGAGTGGTATCACTTGCACATCTTCACCTTTTGGTACATTTGACCAAATCTCTTGCGGATTCGTGGTATCAAGTGGTATCAAATGTATGTTTTTGTTGTCTCTGTACATAAACTCAACCGATTCCAAATGACATCGTTTACAAAACGTATATACAGCCTCATTTTCCGCAAAATGTCTGATCATCCCATTAAGCATAATTTGATCACCCAGACCTAAATGGTGTAAAACGACTTTGACCATTATATTCACAGTAATTTAAAGCTTTAATATGGTAAATATACAATGCAAATAACATATGCTATAGGCGTTTGTAATGAACACAACGAGTTACACTCGCTACTTACATTTCTTAAAAGAACAAAAGATGAACGCGATGATATAAATGTGTTGGTTGATTCCGGTAAAGAAACTCCAGAAGTCACGCGTGTATTGGAGTTATTTTCGGATGACATTTCAGTAAACCGTAGGTTATTTGATGGTGATTTTGCTTCGCATAGAAACTATCATATAGAAATGTGTTCGGGTGACTATATATTTATGATAGATGCCGACGAGATACCACAAGAAGATCTCATACGTAATATTAGACAGCCATTTGAGAAGACGGAGTGTGACTTGGTACTCGTGCCACGTATGAATCTATGTCCCGGATACACTCGCGAATGGTTAAAAAAATACAATTTCAATGCGAATGAGGTTGGATTTATTAATTGGCCAGATTATCAGGGTCGTATTTTCAAAAATGACCCCTCTATTAGATGGTCTAAAAATTTACACGAAGTTGTGACTGGAGCAAAACACCCGATACGTCTTGATCCAATGCCATCTATTGGAATTTGGCACATAAAAAGTACAGACAGACAAGAAAAACAAGATGATTTTTATAAGAACTTATAGAATTGAATTTATTTCATATAAATGAAGGTCATTTTGAGTATAACGAGTATACCAACTCGTTTTCAATATCTCAAACCACTCGTCCAACATTTAAAGGAAATAAAGGGATGTGATGAGGTATGGGTTAATATACCCAAAAAATATAACCGTTTTCCAGATTGGGATGGTGAGTTTCCATATGAATCATTTGGTGAAAACACCGTCATAAATCGAGATTGTGAAGATCTTGGACCGGGTACACAAGCCATGGGTCCAATTGGTAAAACAGACGCTGACATGATTTTGTATGTAAATGACGATACACTTTACAAGGAAGATATGGGATTACATCTTATGAAGTGTTTTGAATTGGAAGGATCTAAGAGTGTCTGGGGTCTTTCTGGATTTGACTTTGAGACCTATTTTAAGGGTGTGTATCCTAGAGAGCACGCTAAATCAGTCGACGTGTTAGAATCATATGGTTCGTGTCTTGCGAAAACTGAATGGCTTGAAAAAATACTCCCCGAATTTAGAGAATTATATGCCATCTCTTGGAATGATGATATGCTTCTGTCAAACCTCTTTGAAAAACATGGTATAATGAGACGCACGTGCTTCACGCAACATTGTAATTTGGGTCAATTGCGACAACTTAATTATGGATTTGGTGATGACGCTTTACACTATTTAGCGGCTAAAGACAGTAACACCGAAACCTTGAATCATACTGAAAATAATAAGAAAATATTACGAGATCTGAAATCTATTGGTAAAAAGTATTTCAAATATGAATTAGCTTAAAGCGTTTATACGTCAACCACATAAAAATGTGGTGGCGTTTAATGGATGATGCTATCACAGAATCCGATAAGCTCAAACTTATCGAATTTATATCATCAAATGACATGTATACATGTGGTAAAAAGGTAGAGGAATTTGAAAATGAATGGAGTAGATGGCTCGGGTGTAAGCATTCTTTGTTTGTGACATCCGGAAGTACGGCGAATTCACTTCTCATTTCAGCTGTGAAGGAACACTACAAAATCCCCGATGGGTCTAAAGTTCTAGTCCCTGCATGTACCTGGGTGACAAATGTATCACCCGTGTTCCAAAACAACCTTGAACCAGTGTTTTGTGACATAAATTTGGATAATTACAGTTTCGATATGGATAACTTACCACCCGGTGATGACATACGAATAGTATTTATCACGCATTTGCTTGGATTAAATGCACCCGTAGAAGAATTAAAAGAGAGATATCCAAATGCAATATTTCTGGAAGATATATGCGAATCACATGGTGTGAGAGACTCCAATGGTAAAAGACGAGGAACTGGCACTGGGTCTACTTTCAGTTTCTATTATGGTCATCACATGACAACTATTGAAGGTGGCATGGTATGCACGGATAACAAGGAACTTTATGAACTTATGCGCCTTAAGAGAAGTCATGGTATGGCGAGGCATCTTTTACCCGAAAATTACGATGACGTGGTTTCTAAGTATCCGGATATAAATCCAAAGTTTTTGTTTCTTACGGACGGATATAACTTTAGAAACACTGAACTTAATGCGGTGATTGGATTAGAGCAGTTGAAGAGACTCGATCAAAACATATCCATTAGACGCAGGAACTATGATCATTTTATGAACAGGCTTTCCTGTATGAGAGATATGTTTCATGTTCCATCTTATGACAAGTTCAATAGTAGTTTTACGTTGCCTCTTGTATGTAAAACCAAAGAACATAAAAATGCACTCGTTGATATCTTAAATGATCTCGGTGTGGAATCGAGGCCAATTGTTGGTGGAAATCTTCTAATTCATCCATTCTTATCTCTATGGAAGGATAGCGTTAACACACCGAATGCCAATTTGTTAAATGACAACGGTGTATACATAGGCAATAATCAAAGTATTACTACTGATATGATAGATACACTTTTTGATACCATAAAACACCAACTGTGCGATTCCTTACCAGTCACTAAATATAATGACAAAGTGGCTTTGGTAACAGGTGCGAATGGCCAAGATGGTTCGTATCTTATTGAGTTTTTATTGGAAAAGGGGTACACTGTACACGCTATGAAACGACGCTCTTCGTGTCATAATACACAGCGTATAGATCATATCATTTCATCTAAATACAAGGACTCTGGTAAATTTGTGGTTCATTATGGAGACGTGTGTGACCTTTCATCTTTGATGGAGATCATGAAAGAGGCTCGACCAACTGAATTGTATAATCTTGCGGCGCAGTCACATGTTGCCGTCTCTTTTAAAGTCCCACTCTACACAGCTGAGGTAGACGGTATGGGTACAATAAATGTACTTGAAGCCGTAAGACTTACTGGCCAGACAAAGACCTGTCGCGTGTACCAAGCATCTACGTCTGAACTTTATGGTAAAGTGCAACAGATACCGCAGACAGAACAAACACCGTTTTATCCCAGATCACCGTACGGAGTTGCTAAGCTCATGGGATACTGGGCTGTTGTTAATTACAGAGAATCATATGGTATGTATGCGTGTAATGGTATTTTATTCAATCATGAATCTCCCCGACGAGGTGAAAATTTCGTAACCAGAAAAATAACAATGGGATTGGCAAATATAAAGAAGGGTAAACAGGATTGTTTGTATTTGGGTAACCTAGATGCGAAGAGAGACTGGGGTCATGCGCGTGATTATGTAGAATGTATGTGGAAAATGCTCCAGCAGGATGAACCAGAAGATTATGTAATTGCTACGGGTGAAACGATCACCGTAAGAGATTTTGCGACACACGCATTTAAATGTGCTGATATCGATCTTGAGTTCAGGGGAAGTGGTTTAAATGAAGTTGGCGTGGATAAGAAAACGGATAAGATTTTGATACGTGTGGATAAATCATTCTTTAGACCAGCGGAGGTTGATCAGCTCGTGGGGGATCCAGCGAAGGCTATTAGTCAGTTGAATTGGAATCCACGAAAAACAAACTTTGATGATTTAGTCAGGGAAATGGTCGAATCGGATATGTCGCAATAAGATAATGTTTGGTATTATTAATGCTCGAAGAAGAGATACGTACTATAGAAGATAATAGGTGCGATCTCGACGAAATGATAATGGATTTATACGAGCTGAAACCACTTTTAGAAAAGTGTGGAGATGACACAATTCTAGAAGGATATGATGAGTGTGACGCTATTGGTTTATCCATAAGTGAATGGTATATACGAACAAAACCCGTACTGAAAAATATAACGGGTTGGCTCGCTATGTATTGTGAGCAAAAAATAGAACTGTCGCATAAAACAACCGATTTAAAACAAAAAATCAAAAAATTACGCCACGAAGTACTCGCGTCTTTCAATAAATCTTGAGAATTTCAGCCACAGCTGGGTGTCTCAGGATATCTTCGTCATGCATGAGCACGTGTTCAACGTATTCAAATTCATTACCCTTGAGTTTGTGTGCGAGATCTGCGAGTCCGTTTTTTCTATTTATCAGGTCACTTTGTCTCAAATCGCCCATGACTATCATTTTAGAGTTTTCACCGAGACGCGTGAGTAACATCTTCATTTGGTTCGGTGTACTGTTTTGCATTTCATCACCGATGATGAATGAATCATTAAATGTTCTTCCTCGCATGAATCCAAGTGGTTCAACTTTTACACAATGTTCGAGTTGATTGCGAGTGAGTTGCATTTCAAATACATCCATCATTGGACGAATCCATGGTTCCATCTTACGTTCCATCTCCCCTGGTAAGTATCCCATGTCTTCGTCCGCAGCAACAATTGGTCGCGTGAGAATGATCCTTTTACATTCCTTGCTTTTTAGTTGTTCAGCCGCATATTGACACGCGAACATGGTTTTGCCCGAACCAGCGGGACCGGTTGCGATTACAATTGGTTTGTGTGACTGTAACACCTTTACATATTCAATTTGACCTGGAGTTTTTGGGATATTCATCTATAGTTACTTAAGGTTTTTTCTTTATTACATTATAGGATGGAGTTCCATTTTATAACGGTTGGACGGAGTAACCTCGCGACCATAACGGATCCAACACATAAACCACGGGCATTGTGCTTTAGTAAAAAGATACAAGCCGTTAAGTATATTGATTATCTATCTATATATAGGTCTAAATTTGGGCATTGGCCATCGATTGATCTAAGTGAACCCCATACGAAGATAGAACCAACTGTTGGTGCTAAAAAGAGAACACCCGACTATGTCCGTAAATTTATAAAAGTGAGTACACTTCAGCAACATGAATTAAATGGCATGTCTATGAGTTCTGGTCTGTCATATTTTTATTGTCATAATTTCGAATACACAGATGAATTAACCGATCTGAAATTAAGAGGACAGGAAATAGATGCCAATATAGATGATGATATGTACAAAATGTGGCTTGAATGCAATTTAAAGATTGATTAATATATTATAAAAAATGGGAAGCTTATCTCTCAAATTTGATCCTACCAAGAAAGAACACGCTGAATGGCTGAAGCGTGCGGGCGAAAGCTTTAAAAAGTCTATGCGCGAAAAACACGATTTCATGGCCGATGTAAATAATAATCCAGTGACGGATGAGAAAATCAAACCACAGGATTGGGCACAGTTACATTTTGTGTTGGCCATGAAATACACAGATGCGGTGTTTGACGGAACTGCGTACATCCCAAAATAAAAGCTATGCTTACATAAATGCTCACAGCCGTGTTGGCTCTTTTGATTGTGTATCTTATTCTCAGGCAAACGGAATTGTATGGGGTTAGATTATTGGATGGGGATTGGGTCCCAACCATAAATGATAAGGGTAGAAAGGGTGGTCCATTCCATAAATGTTCCCCGGAATCATTCAGTGAATGCGAAAGACCTGAATTCAAGTACTTAAGTCGGTACTAATTTTGTAATAATTAAGTAAATCGTCATGATCAGAGAATACGTCCAAAATAAATATTCTGAGCTTTTGGGTATCCCAAAAGACAGTCCTCTATGCGTGAATCTCGAGAAAAGTACACATAACTGGGCAGTGAAAAGGAGTACAGCACTTGGCGACGTCGCCGCGGCTGATAACCCAAATCACATGAACCGTTATAAACATAAGTTTCTCCAGATTCAATACAATATTAATAATGCTCCGTGTTTGAAGAATAGGATTTTGAATGGTGATGTGAAGGCTTCCAGTATTGTTGACCTTTCACCACAAGGTTTATGGCCAGATGGACCATGGGCTGCCATGAAAGAAGTGTGTGTGACGAAAGACATGAAAAAGGAATACAATTCAAATGTATTAAAAGATCCAAATTACAAGGGTATCTTCAGATGTAGAAGATGTAAGTCGTATAAGACGACATACTATGAGATGCAGACAAGATCCGCGGATGAACCAATGACGGTATTTATCACGTGTCATAATTGCGATTCTAGGTGGAAATCTTAATCACGTATTCAGAATCGGTAAGGTCTGTGTCTTGGTCACCGACGGATAATACGTAATTGTACCCTGTCATTCTTTTGCGCTCACCTTTCCTTTTAGCTGGAACTAAGTGGAGTTCATCGTAATATATGCCATACATGCGTAATTGACATTTTGTAAGGCAAGACATACCCGGTATGTTTGGTCTTGCAGTCATAATAACTATTCTGTATCCAAGTTTTATACAGTCTTCAAGAAGTTCTATAGCTGGAATATTAGGTCTAGTGTTTGTAAATATAAGTGTGTTATCTATGTCGAACATTACCGCGTCATTGTAGTCTACGTACCTATTTTTCAATACATTCATTATAACCTACTTTAAGAGAAGAAATTATAACTCTATTAAATGATAGTGGACGTTGCATTTGAAGATGGTAGTGTGTCGTTGTGCCGAATAGAACACGAATTAAACGCAAATGAGTATCTCGTCAGGGAATTTGTGTGTCATCGCAATGGTACGTGTAAGTTTAATGGTGAAGTACAAACCATCTCAAAGGACGCGGTATGTGGTTATTACGATGTGACAGAGGTCGAAGACACGGGTTTATATAGAAAAGTCGCTGAGGGAATTTACGAACCTATATATGATTCAGACGAAGATTATGAGATGTCAACCGATGAAGAGAGTGATTCGGACATTAGCCTGGACGATGAGGAATAAAATGTGCGTTCATATAAAATGAAAAACGCGAACAGATTGCTTCTCCCAGGTTCTATTATTGCTCTCGTTCTCTTGTACACCTATGTTTATAAACCATCCCAACCAAAGGA